GCTGCGTACATGGCGCCCCAAGCGGACCCGCCACCGGAACCTGAGAAGCCGCCCGAACCCATCCCGGATGCAGCCGGGCAAGTTCACGACTGGAAGCTGCGGTTCACGAACTACAAGGCTTCCGCCGATCGTGAGATTGCCTCCCTGCGGCAAGCGGTGGCCGGGCTCCAGCAGCAGTTGAGCAGTGCGGTGGAGAGCTTGAATGCCGCGAAGGCCGAGCGCGAGAGGGCGCAGGCCCGAGTGGTGCCGGAGGAGCTGCTGTCCGAGCAGGAGCGCGATCTCCTGGGGGACGAGAACCTCGCGGTAGTGGCGAAGGTGGCAGACGCCAAGGCGCAAGCCAAGGTGTCGGCACTGGAGGGCGAGATCCAGCAGTTGAAGGAGGCGCTGTCCTTCTACTCGGGTCGCGAGATGCAGCGGGACCACCTGAATGCCGAGCAGGACTTGCGGCAGCGGATGGCCAGGGCATATCCGGACTGGGAGAAGTTCGACAACGACGATCGCTTCAAGGGCTGGATGCATGAGCCTGACCCCCTGACGGGGCGTCGCCGCATCGAGCTGTTCCAGGCTGCGCGACAGGCTTTGGATGTTGGCCGGCTGGCTGACTTCTATCGCGAATACGGTGAGACGGTGGGGCGCGATCCCCGTGCCGAAATGCTTCAGCCGCCCTCGCGGCCCGGAAAGGAGGCACCTCCTCAAGGGAAGCGGATCTGGTCGAACGACCTGATCGGGAAGTTCTACCGGGACAAGGCGGCGGGAGTGTTCAAGCCGGAGGAAGCCGCAGCCCTGCAACAAGACATCTTCGATGCCCAGCGTGAGGGTCGTATTCGACCCTAGCTGGGATCGAGTCGAGCGAGGTAACAGGCAATGGCCGGCGTAAACAAAGGCACAAACTGGGCACTGGGCGGAACTTCGGCTGACTACTCGTCAACCGGTTCCTTCGGTTTCATCCCGGCGATCTGGTCGGGCAAGCTCGTTGAGCGGTTCTACGATGCGACCGTCTTCGGCGCCATCGCGAACACCGACTACGAGGGTGAGATTCGCGGCTACGGTGACACGGTGCAGATCCGCACCATCCCGACCATCACGATCGGCGACTACACCATCGGCCAGTCGATCAAGACCGCCTATCAGCAGCCGTCGAGCGCGAAGGTCGAGCTGGCTATCAACAAGGCCAAGTACTTCGCCTTCCAGGTGGACAAGATCGATGCGATGCAGTCCGATCTGAACCTGATGGACCAGTGGGCGCAGGCTGCTGGCGAGCAGATGAAGGTGGCGATCGACAAGAGCATCCTTGAGTCGATCTACACGGATCCCGTTGCCGTCAACAAGGGCGCCACCGCCGGCCGCATCTCCGGCAACGTCGGTCTTGGCACCACCGGCACCTCCGGCAGCAACGCGGTCAGCATCACGAACCTCACCGTGCTGCGGAACATCGTCAACCTGGGTCAGGTGCTCGACGAGCAGAACTGCCCGGAAACTGGCAGGTGGTTGGTCATCCCGGCGTGGTATGCGTCGAAGCTGAAGCTCTCGGACATCCGGGATGCGAGCATCACCGCTGACTCCAGCTCGGTTCTCCGCAACGGTCGTCTCGGCATGATCGACCGGTTCGAGGTGTTCATCTCGAACAACGTGTTCAAGGCTGAGACGGTTGGGTTCTACGTCATGGCCGGGCACAAGAAGGCGCTGACCTTCGCGTCGCAGATGTCCGACATGGAGACGCTGCCCAACCCGGAATCGTTCGGTTCGCTCGTGCGCGGCCTGAACGTCTACGGCTTCAAGGTCGTTGACCCGACCCTGATCGCGACCTCCTTCGTGAAGGACGGCGGCTTCGCCTGATAGGTGAACGGGAGGGGCGCAAGCCCCTCCCCTCTTTGGAGGCGTCATGGCTGACCACCCGCAGTACCTGCGACACAAGCAAAACGGCGGCATCTACCGCTGGACCGTCGCTCTCGACTCTCGATGGAGAGTGGATGGCGACTTCGAGCCCTTCGACCCGGAGAAAGACCATGCCCCAGAAGGCACCTACTCAGAAGTTTCCGAAGACCCACGAGCTGGAGAACCCGAGAGTGCCGGTGCCGGTGAGGCCGGTCCCGCCAGCGGTGGCGAACCCGAAGTCGAAGCAGCGCCCGAGAGGCCGCTGAAAGACCTGCACTGGACCGCGCTGCGGAAGCTGGTCATCGACAAGGGCGGCGTCTACACCACCAAAGCCGCCGCGCTGAAGTTCCTGGAGGCTGAGTGAACTTCCTCGACCTCTGCAAGCGGCTCCGCCAGGAGGCGGGGATCTCCGGCACAGGTCCATCGACGGTGGTGGGGCAGACCGGCGAGTATGCGAAGGTCGTGGACTGGATCAAGAGGGCCTACCTCGACATCCAGAATATGCCGGTCAACTGGGACTTCATGTGGGCCCAGTACTCGTTCGAGACGACCGAAGCGTCCCCTGGCGTGTTTCTTCGCGACTACACCCTGACCGGCGTTCGCAACATCGACCCCGAGTCGGCGCTGGCGTTTCCGACCAGCAACGAGGCGGACTACTGGGGCCTGCGCCACCTCTCGTACCCGAGATGGCGGCTCGGCGTTAATGCGCCGGAGTCCCAGGTCGAGACGGGTCGGCCCACAATGTTCATGCGGCTGCCGGACGGCAAGCTGCGACTGCATCCGAAACCGGATGCGTTCTACACGATAAACTTCGACCACTACCGGGAGCCGGATGAGTTGGTGGACAACACCGACATCCCGATCCTGCCGGAGCCATTTCACCTGATCATCGTCTACAAGGCGCTGCTCGACTACGGGCGCTTTGAGAATGCCACCGAGCAGTACTCGGCGGCTCAGCAGGACTACGTCAAGCTGATGGACGACCTCAAGGCGAGACACATCCGGGATGTAGTGGTATGGCATCGTCCGCTGGCATAACGTCCGCTTGGTCGCCTGACCGCATCGAGACTGTCTCCATGATTGGTGGCGAGGATCTGACCTCGCCGCCGATCGCCGTCAACCCGAGCAACGTCTACCTCGCCCGGAACTACACCCCGACCTCCAACGGGCTGCGGCGGGTTGGCGGCTACGAGCGGTACGACGGGCGGGACGCTCCCTCGAACTATACCGACCCGGCAGACCAGGAGGTCAAGCGGGCGCTGATCCAGGCTGTCCCGGGATCCGGTCCGGTCAGGGGCGTCTGGATCTTCAAGGACAACACCTACGCCTTCCGCGACTCCACCGACGGGCTCTCCGGCAAGATGTACCGGGCCACGTCTTCCGGTTGGGTCGAGGTGGCCGCTTCCGCAGGCAAATTGTCACCGGGAGGGCGCTACGAGTTCGTCAACTTCAACTTCGGGGGCCATGCCAGCACCGAAGCGATGTACGGGGTGAATGGCGTCAACAAGGCCTTCCAGTACGACGGGACGACCTTCACGCTGATCACCACCGGGATGACGACGGACAAGCCCACCCATCTCGCGGTGCATCAGAACTACCTGTGGCTGACCTTCGCTGGCGGCTCGTTGCAGAACTCGCCGCTCGGCAATCCGACGGGGACGTGGACCCCGCTGACCGGCGCCAACGAGTTCGGCATCGGCGCCGAGATCACCGGGCTGGTCAACGCGCCCGGCGACACCCTGGTCATCTTCTGTCGCAACAAGACCTACCTGCTGACCGGCGCTGACTCCTCGACGTTCCAGCTACGCGCCCACTCGCGTGTCGCAGGTGCGATCGAGTGGTCCATCGTCAACCTGAATGGCGTGAAGGCGCTGAACGACTTCGGTGGGTTTGACCTCAGGGCGACCGACGCCTTCGGCGACTTCGAGGACGCGACCTACACCGACTTGGTCAGGCCGCTGATGGCGAGCCTGCTGCCGGAGTACCGGACGGCGGTGGTGCTGCGGGCCGACAACCAGCTCTGGCATCTTGGCGAGACGATCGGCGTGGTGTCGGGATGGAACCAGGGCAAGCTGATCGGCGTCACCCGGCTGACGCTTGGCATCAAGCCTCGCTGTGCAGTCTCGGACTTCATCTCCGGGACTGAGCGGGTCTTTGTCGGGTGCGACGACGGCTTCGTGTACGAGCTGAATGCCGGCCCGTCGTTCGACGGCGACCCGATCGAGACAAACCTCAAGCTGCCCTACAACGCCTTCAAGAACCCGAGCATCCGCAAGCGGATCCGCCAGCTGACGCTGGACATCCAGGCCCAGGCCGAGTTCGACATCAAGTTCCAGGTGGACTTCGATTTCGCTGACGCGAACGTCCGGGCCGAGCCAATGGTCGAAGAGACTATCGAGGGCGTTGGCGGGTTCTGGAACGTGTCGTACTGGGACACCTTCGTGTGGTCGGGCGTCTACGCCGCCCAGCCGACAGCCTATGTGGCAGGAACCTGCCGCAACGTGTCCGTCTACCTCTACACCAAGACCACCTATGAGCCGGCGTTCACGCTCAACGCGGTGACGTGGCGCTACTGCCCCAGGAGACTGAACCGGTGACCAACAGGTACTACAACAACGCCGCCTCATTCTTGCCCGGGACGATCGCCAAGGGCGACGAGGTTGACGACAAGTTCGATGGCGTGACGGCGGGCTTCGACGTTGTCCAGGGCGAGGTCAATGACGCGATCCGTCTGACCAACGCCGACATCACCACAGCCCAGGTGATTGCTGACGCCGCGTCTGCCAGGGCGAACAAGGTCGTCGGGTTCGACGCCTCAGGCAACCTCGCGCTCAAGGTGGCTGGCGCCGACTGGAAGGGCAACTGGACTACCGGGACGTACTACCGCCAGAACGATATCGTCAAGGATGCCGCCGGCTCAGTCTCGCTGAACTCGCTGTTCATCTGCACCACCGCTCACACCTCCAGCGGGTCGCTGGCGAGCGGCATCTCCAACTGGGCGATGATGATCGACGTGGGCTCTGTCACTGCCGCGCAGGCAGCGGCCGAGCTTGCCGAGACGAACGCGGAAGCTGCTGCCACGTCTGCCGCCGCCTCGTGGGACTCGTTCGATGACAAGTACCTGGGCGCGAAGTCCAGCAACCCATCACTCGACAACGACGGCAACGCCCTTACGACCGGCGCCCTGTACTGGAACACCGCCTCCAGCGAGATGCGGGTCTGGACCGGCTCGGCGTGGGTTGCGGCCTACATCCCGGCATCGACCTATCTGGCGCTCTCTGGCGGCACGCTGACCGGTCCTGTCGGCGTGAACGCCGAGTACAACAACGGCGACTCTGGCGCCTCCAAGGCGATCTCGTTCTCGAATGGGCAGAAGCAGAAGATCCGCTTGACGGCGCCAACCGAGCTGACGATCAGCTTCACCAGCTGCCCGGTCGGCATCTACCAGCTCCGCCTCTACAACAACGGCGCGGGCGGCTACTCGGTCACCTGGGTTGGCATCAGCTCGACCAAATGGGTCGGCTCCGCTTCTGCTCCGTCGATCAATGGCAACGCTGACGCTTCGACCATCGTCAACTTCTTCTGGGATGGCTCGACCGCTTACGGTGCGATCTCCCGGGTCGGGATGGCGTAATGACGGCTCCTGTCATCAGGAACGTCACGAGCGGGTCCGCGACGACAGGCTCGTCCATCGTTGTCTCGATGCCGACGCATCAGGCGGACGACCTGATCCTCATCCTGCTTGTAAGCGATCGCGCGTTCTCCTCCGCAACCGGCGGCTTCGTGAGGGTGGACTTGGCGCCAGCCTCAGTAGACTTCGACGCCTATGTGAGCTACATCTTCAAACGCGCTTCAGGCTCATCTGAAGCGACGACGCTCACGATGTCATCGAGCGGCCAATACGCCTATGCGGCCTACGCGATCAGCGGGATCGACTGGGACTCGTTCCCGTATGGCTGCGCGGACTACGACTTCCAGAACAAGAGGTTTCGTTCGGACTACCAGCAGACCAACATCTCGACCATCTACGACAACGCCCTGCTCATCAATTTCCTGGCGAGCGACAACAGCGCCGCCTTCACCACCACACCCACCCTCAACTCCTGGACTGAGGACGTTGATCTGAGTGTTTCCAACACGACCCTTTGGGCAGGGAGAATCACGAGATCAGCGGCGGGCGCCGTCACCGGTCCATCCATCGCCGTCAACGACTCTACCTTCAGCGCGGTGCTTGGCACGCTCCACTTCGTTGGCGTCGAGGACGCACCAGCGATCCCGAAGGTGCAGCGGTTTCATGGGCTTGAAATCGCCGGCACCGCAAGGGGGAACGAGGCTTCTCCAGGCCAGCTCCTGTTCCGGAACGTCAACTACGACTGGCTGCTCGGGGGTAGCGTTAAGGGTCCAATGGACACCTTCTCGTCCAATGGGTTTACGGCCCCCGCCGGGCTGTCGTTTCGGTATCTCCTGACGCTCTCAGGCGACGCCCATCTTTTCTACGCCAAGCTGGACGACACCGCAACGAGCTTCACCCTAACGTCTGGCACAACCCTCGACGGCGCTGTCACCGGATTCGTGATTCGCGGGGCAAACGAGAATCGCCCCTTTGTCCGGATCGGATGGGAAGATCCTGATAATGCGTCATCCATTGTTGCCCCAGCCCTCAAGACGAATGCGGACGATCAGGTTCACTTGGCAATCTTCGAGGGGACATCGGCGGACAAGCCAACCGCCGCGCCAAGCGGCTACTCCGCCGTCGTTGAGAACGTAGACACAAACATCGTTTCTGCATTTAACGCCTACACCAAGACGTATTCTGCCGCCGGTTCGGAGACTTCCTGCACTGCCGCTTACGGCAAGAGCGTCGAGGTGTATCCCGCCAGCCTGCTCCTGAGCACCCACTACACTCGGCTTCCGGCCCAGGTTCGGGCAGTCGGGTATTTCAGCGCAACGTCAGCGGGAGCGGTGGATCGCTACACCATGTATGCGGACGAGGGCGAAATCCTCGCGCTGCTCGACGCTGTCACTGCTGCGACCGGAGAGAGCAACTGGACAATTACCGTTCCCGCCTCGTTGACGCACAACCTGATTGCGTCGGAGGTTGATGCCGTCAACGGGTGGAGTCTCCACGCCAAAGCCTGCCAGCTCACCAGCGAGATCACTGACGGTAAGGTCACGGCTTCCCTCGCGGCAGACGTTGGCGGCACCCACTTCCTGTTTGTCGCCATCGTGTCCGGGTCGCGCCCGGGTCTGATAACGGGCGCCGAGACTGTAAACAACACCGCCAACGCCAAGACCTCGATCTCCGCCAGCGTCGCTCTTGGTGACGGCGCTGTAATGGCACTGGCGCAGTGGGGTGACACCACCACAACACTGAACCCAACAGCCACCAATGCGAAGCGTCTGCTCTGGGACGAAGTGAGCCAAGTCGGCTTGTTCCTGGACAACTCGCCCGATCCATCGGTAGGGTCAGTCACAGAGACGGTGTCGTTCGCATCCGTGACGGTCAAGGACTACATGATGCTGGTGGGATTCGACACGCTCGGCGGTGGCGCCGGGCTGTTCATGGGGCAGGACTTCTGAGGTGACGCGATGAGATACGCCAAGATCGAGAACGGGACTGTCGTCAAGGTCGTCTCGAAGCTCCCCGACAACTACGAGAACACCTCCGGCTTCGCGTGGCTCCCGCCGGAGAAGCTGGCGGAGCTGGGCTGGCTGCCGATCGAGGATGTCAGGCCCCAGCTTGGTCCCTACGAGAGCTACGGTCCCGACCCAACGGTGACGGTTCATGCCGACCGGGTTACCAGGGAATTTGTGGTCGTCGCCGCCGACCTGGACGCGGTGAAGGCCGACAAGAAGGCGCAGCTCGATGCCGCTTACGCCCAGGCGACACAGTCTGGCTTCGCGTCCAGCGCACTAGGCTCGCCGCACACCTACCCCTCCACGCAGGAGGCGCAGTTCGACCTCGTGGGAACGGTAATCCTGGGCGTGGATTCGCCGTTCGCGTGCGTCGATGGGGATGGCGTGAAGGCAGCGCGGCTGCACACGGCAGCCCAGATCCAGCAGGTGTTCCAGGACGGTGCGGCATATAAACTCGGGCTCTACACCGGCCTTCAGCAGAAGCTCGCCGCAGTAGATGCGGCGACTACGGTGTCTCAGGTAACGGCAATCGAGTGGTGAGGATCCATACCATCGTGGCACTAGACATGAACGATCCAAGAGATGTCCAGATACACATCCACGAGCACGTCGGCCCGCTCCGCGAAAGGGTCGGCAAGATCGAGGGAAAGATGGAGGTGCATGATCGCGAGCTGACGCTGCTGCGGCAGGGGCTCGACGGGCTGCGCGACCGCATCGACCTCGCCAAGGACGCGATGCTGAACGCCCTGGAAGAGCACACGGCTGACGAGATCAAGCGGTTCCAGGAAATCTCGGACACGGGCGGGGAGCTACGCGCGAAGCTCGATGGTCTAAAGAACTGGATCCTGGCGCTGTTCATCGGCGCCGGAGCCGTGTTCGCGGTTCTGGAGTTTCTGGTCCGCTCGGGGATGCTGACGCATGGCTAACTTCGACTGGAAGTCCGTCATCAAGACGGTGGCGCCCGCCCTGGCGGCGGCGCTGGGTGGGCCGCTGGCGGGAGTGGCGACGCAAGCCATTGCCACAGCAGTGCTCGGGAAGGACTCGGCCAATGCCGACGAGGACATCATCGCGGAAGCCGTGATGAACGCCTCGCCCGAGACGCTGGCGAAGATCAAGGAGGCGGAGTACCAGTTCCGCAAGGACATGGCCGCGCTCGGCGTTGACCTTGAGCGGCTGGAGGTGCAGGACC